TTCAATTTTTGCTTCTTGTAACATAGGTACTACTGTTGCATACCATCCAGCACAAAGAAATACTGTGCCAAGATTTACATTTAAATTTTTAAGTTCTTTTACTAACCATTTTTTACTTTTAATTTGACCTCTACTAAAACAGTCTATGTCAAAATCAATATTGTTGCTTACTATATATTTTAATGGTTTAACAAACTTACTACCCGTGTGTTTATCAAGAAGATTCCATAAAGCATCTTTATTATTTTCCATAGTAAGTATAATTTCATCTTTTACAGATGGTTCAATTCTTTTCAATGACCAAATATTTTTATCAAATGCTAATTTTTTAAGATCTGTAGCTGTATCTCTATCCCCAATAATCCTAAACAGACTGTAAGGATTACTGTCTACAATAATTTTTCGTAGGTCTTCTTTTCCTTGAACATAGGAAAATATACTATTAGGATTTTTTGCAATAACTGCTTTACGTAAATCTTCATAATTTTCTCCTAAGACTCTAAAAAGACTATTCATATTTTTTTCTAAAACTGCTTTACGTAAATCTTCATGAGAGTCTCCTAGCACTCTAAACAAACTGTATAAGTTTTGATCAAATATTGCTTTACGCAAATCTTCGTGCTCGTCGCCAATTAAATTAAAAACTTCTGCTACATTTTCTTGTATCACTGCTTGTCTCAGCGTTTCGTACTCGTCACCTAGTAATCTAAATAAACTATGAATATTTTTTTCTAAAAATACTTTACGTTCATCTTCTAACAGAATACCTTTATCTTCAAGGTACCTAAACAAACTATGATAGTTTTCTTCTTCAACAAATTTACGTAAATCTTCGTTACCAAGTATGCGGAACAAATCTAACATATGTCCGTCATTGTAGAATCTACGGAGATTAGTAATTTTATCTCCGTATAGAATTTCAAATCTATCTAAAAGGTTTGTAATAAACTCATCTCTAGGAACAAGATTTAATGTATTTTGTTTAGTCTGTTCAATAATGTCTACAGGTTGAACACTTTGTTGCGTTTCTACTATTGCCTTTTCTACACTTTCCTGTGGATAAGAAATATTAAACTGATCTACTAACCAATCAAAGTCGTTGATTAGTTTAAGATTATCGCTGTTAGAAAGGCCAAACTCCATACCAGCGGCAGCGCCTGCCAAAGCATATTCCCCAAATGGTCTATCGTGTCCCACGGTTGTCCAAGTTTTAAGCCTTTCATCTGTTTCCTCCGATTTTTGTCTATCAATAACTTTTGCACTTAGTTTTGCACACTCCCGGAATGCACTTTTCCAAGTTTCAAACGGACCTGTATTAAATGCTGTTACACAACTCATCTGATCCATCTTCTTAAATCTATCACTAATACTTGTAGTCATATCAGTTTTAGATGTATCCATATCTCGTGTCATTTGTGTCGGAAATAATTTTATTCCGCCATATCCGTATACTAGATCATTTACAGGATTCTGACTGCGCCATACATGTACTGCACGTTTATCTTCTGCTACGTAATCAAAATTAAAATCTTTGTCAACAACTGCATCACCGTCTACAATCCAAAACATTTCTGTGTTACAGATATTAGCCGCGGCAATGTGTGCCTGATGAATACCTTTTACACCGTGTATGCGTTTTGCACGAGGGAAACGTTTTACTAGATTATTATAGTTTTCGTCTGCATTGGGTTCATTGTAAGAAATCATTACAATGTCATATTCATTTTTCTTTATTAAATCAGGAGAGGTTCCTGTACTAATATAATTGTGTACAGGTCTTTCCGGATTTTTATACATCTTTTTAAAGAATTCGCTTTGTTGAGCATCATATGGATTAACAGGAAATGGTACATCTAGTTCATGACGCAAGGTTTCTCCTAGCCCTATGATTTCGTAGGGTAACATTTCTTCAGTAATTTTACTATATTCATCTTCCCATAATTTGTTAAGATATTTAAAATCACGTACATTAACATAGTTCCAGTCTGTACACATAGTTTTGTACAGACCTTCTCTAGCACCATAGATGGCCCAAAGACCGTTTTCTACATCAGCACCAATTGTACACCAAACATACAATCTTTCTAAATTTTTCCAATGTCCGCCAATTAACTCTTTTTTCGCAGGTTTTTCACCTTCGATCAAACACATTTTAACGCCTTCGCGAAAACCAGCTCGCCATGCTTGCTGTGGTGTTGCGTTATTATGTACTGTACTCATTAATTCACTAACTTGTACATATTCCAAATCCCAGCAAAAATCTACTTGTGCTTTAGGATTATCTGGATCTGCGTTTTCGTGTGTACGCATACCTAATACAGTGTCTTTATCCCAACACTTAATCCCGCCGTTACCATATCGCAACCCGTTAATAATATTATCACCAGTCCAACTTACTACATGTCTAGTTAAATCAACTCCAGGTTTAAAGTTAATTACTTGATTTAAAAAGTTTGCATCAATCTTATTATCGCCGTCAATTGTAATAAAACGTTGTGTTTCGCTAAGATTGGCACATGCTTTGTGTGCGGCATCTGAACCTTCTACCCCGTGTACCCGCTTTGCCCATGGAACTTTTGTAAGCAAGTCTGCATAATTTTCTTCTGCGTTAGGTTCATCGTAAGACAAATAGATAATATCTACGTCAATAACTTTAAGTTGTTGCATTTGTAATTCCGTACGAGTTAAAAATCTTTGGTGTGTATATACTTACATTGCCCTTTTCATCATCATCAATAAAACTGACCTCTAATCCATTTGTTATTTCTTCTACTGTAGCTTCAAATGTCCTGATTAACATATGAATGTCATTTTGTAGTGTTACACTAAATTTACACAATCTGTGCGGATGTAATAATAGGTCGTCACTACTAACTGTAAGATTCCATTTATCTTGATGCTTTGTAATTAAACAATCTGCACTTTCTGTATAAGGCACATGATATATAATTTCTTTTATATCGTATACAGGTTTTGGCTGTTCATACGCAACAAGTACATGCTCTTTTTTACCTACATTATATTTTACAATATAATTTTCTCTTTCTTTTCTGTCAGAAAACTTAGTAAACGTACTTTCGTCTATTTGAAAAAAACTACCCGAATCTGGTAGAATATTACTAAGACCTTTGATTCGACCTGTATCGGGATTAAATTTTAAGTAATACATTCTTTGTACCTCTGTAAAATTTTATCGCAAAAATCTTTTTCTGTGTAATGAAAAATACCATGCTGTGTAAAATTTCCTACTTTTAACTTGTTGTTCATATACCAATCAACTTTTTGTTGCCATTTTTCATTAGTGCTTTCCCAATTTTGTGCATGTAGTTTCATGTGAACAAAATTAACTATATCACTGTTTCTTGGAACATATAAATCTAATAGATCATAAACTATTGCCGCACATACATCAATGCTAACGTGATTAGGTTTGTTATCTTTTAAGTATATGTCATAAAATTCTTTCCATTCATCTACAACAATTTCCAAAAGTGTAAAAAACTTATCTGCAAGTTCGCATTTTTTAAAATAATACATTCCTGTGTAAATATCTGGCAAATAATTTGTTCTAAATGTTTTTCTATAATAAGTTGAGTTAATCGGCTCTCCTCTATATGTTACAGGATTTTGTGTAAAATACAATTCTTTTTCTTCAAATAAAGACCAATCAATTTTGTCTAGTATTAATACATCACTATCTAACACAATAGTTTCATCATAGGGAGATAAATCAAATGCTTTTGTTCTATTTTCGATTTTCCAAGTAGAATCTTTTGCTTTGTCGTCTTTTAAATAAATTATCTTATCAAATACTAAAAAATATTCTTGTGGAACTTGATGTTCTGTGACAAGTGTAAAATTTTTATTACCACTATAAGTTCCGCTCAATGCACACAAGTATGCTTGTTTTACATAATCATCTGTTTTATTATTTTGTGCAAAAATTAAAAATCCTTTGCTCATAATAACTCCTCCAGACTAAACTTATTCATTGCATGGACTGTAATATCGTTTGTTTTCATCGGAAAATATTTGTTATTACTATCTTCTAATAAAAATGTGAGTTGATTTTCATTAATGTCTACTAATATATCTCTGTCTGTAGTGTAAAATAATTTACCAGGCATGTGTCCTACAAAATCTCCTTTGCTATGTCCATTCATAATATGAATTGCAATACTAAATGCAAAATCATTTCTATAAGTTTGATTTAGTATTTGATAAGCCATTCTATAGTGTTGCCAATTTTCTTCTATATGTTTTAACAGATTAAAAAATATTTCATTAGTTTTAGATTTTGTAAAGTATACACAAGTTGCCCAATAAAAATCCACACTTGTTTCGCTAATTTTATCAAATTCATTATAGTTTCTTGTTTGTGCTAGATCATACGCATCCTTGTAGAGCAAAAGATCTTTTTGCTGTGCAAAACACTGTTTGAATGTATTGTCACATATAATAACATCTGTGTCTAACATTAGTGTTTGATCATAAGGAGTAAGTTCATAGCTAAGAACTCGAGAATTGTTTTTAAAAGTTAGTCGTTGAGCATGTGAACCGTTGTTATAGATTTTTTGCGTATACCTATCTTTAGAAATTTTGATAACATTATCAAAAATATCTGGTACATCACAATCGGTAATAATAGAAACAGGTAAATTTAAATGCGTTTGAGCTCGTTTTGCAAGAGAAACTGCTTGCTTGACATAATCTATTTGTTCGTTATTAAATGCATGTACTAATATTCCTTTAGACACTGAACAATCCTTCTACAGAACGCTTACCTTTTAACATTTCAGCATATGCTTCGCCAAATGATGTTGTTGCTGTATTGTAAGTTTCTTGTAATTGTTTATGAAATTCTAGTACTTCGTCGACAAAACAAGGAATATTGTTTATGTCGGTAACCCAATAGGGCGATCCCTGGTTAACTGCAAAAGAAATTAATTCAACAGATGCTTTAAATGCATTACCTTTCCAGTACAGAACAAGGTCTTTTTCATATTTTTGCTGTAAAATTCGCTTTTGATTTTTAAATGCATCTACATAGTTTGCATATTCTAGTGCATCTTTAAGTCTTTTATCCATACCATACTCCTATAGTGTTAACTATAGCATCATTGGTTTGAAATGTCAAGTATTATGAGCCAGTAAATGTAGTTGAAGAAACGCCGCTAGAATTAACACCAAGAATAGTAGGAAGTGCAACATTCACATATGCTCCAGATGCTCTTACATAACCAACCCAATGTGTTAAATTACCTTGTACATATTCGTCAATTGGCACAACACCCTTTGCACCAGAAGTACTACCAGTATCGGCTTCGTTCATCCAAATTTCAAAATCAATAATATTAGATGTCGCACCTTCTTTAGCTCGAATATAGTAATTGTTATCAGCATACACACCAGAGCCGGTTTTTCTATAAACTTGCTGATAACTAGTTGTAAGTTGGAAATTTCCTATAGCAGATCCTGTTCCACTATTATCACTCGATGTATAGTTATGTCCAAAGGATACTAATCCTGAATTAGACAGCATTGTTGCCCAGTCATTTGTTTTTGCAATATTGCCACCTGTAGCAGTTGATGTTAACGATACTTTAAATGTAATTCTACCACCACTATTAAAGAAATAACGTCTTTGATTTGCGTCTGCAAAAGTCACTTTGTAGTATCCGTACAAATTATAACGCCACTGTGAACTATATGTTAATGAATCATATTCGTCATCGTCGGTTTGCTGATTAACATGTAGTCTAAATCTGTTAGGATCACTTTCAACTGTACTCATAAAGGATTCAAAGTCGGCATAACCCTTTAAGATTCCATTTGGATCGTCACTTGTATCTTCAGCAATTAAGTTACCAATACTAACAGTACTAATAAATGCGCTCGGTGCTTGGTCAACTTGGTGTCTATAAATGGTGTTGAAGTCATTATAGATATTATTCATATCATTTGCTTCAACTAGTTTTCCAGCTAAAAGTTGATTACTTGACGTGGTTTGTCCGTATCCTTCGTTACTAGCGCCTACACCAAGAATATTTTCTACCCTTGATTGTAAGTTATTGTAACGCAATGCTGTAATTATGTCACCGACTGCCATAAAAATATCTCCAATATCTCTTACTTTATACTTATTATAGCACCATAATATTCAATTGTCAAAGAGAATTTGTTATTGAAAATGCCGGTGTTGCAACATTTACATAAAGACCACTTGCTCTAATATAGCCAATTTTTGACTCTAGCAATCCTTGTACAGGTTCGTCGATCTTATATCCGCCCGGATTATAATCATAAAATTCTACTTCAAACTTAATTGATTTGGAGGATTCGGCTTTGGCTCTAATATAATAATTGTTGTTTCCGTACACACCGGTTGCAGACTTTGCAAAAATCTCTTGATATGCCGATGTAAGTTGATAATTTCCTATCGACTGAGTAACCCCTGTACCGCTAGTAGTTGTTTCTTTGTAATTGAAATTTACTGTTCCTGAATTACTTAGAATTGCTTGCCAGTCTTGCGTCTTAGCAACGCTATCTCCGCTTACTGGAGGATTACTAATTGAACTTACTATTGTGATCGATCCGCCGCTATTAAAAAAATGTCTACGATGATCAGCATCATTAAACGTAACTTGAAATTCACACTTAATAGGAGCAGTCCATTGATTGCGTCTTTGCGCAACTTTGACATCAATATCGTCAGTTGATTGTGTACTTGCTAATTTGAATCTTTCTGCGTCAGATTCAACTAAGCTAATAAAAGATTCGTAATCAGCAAATCCTTTTAAAGGATCTCCATCACTAGCTGTATCACCAATAGTATCACCAATATCAACAGTTGCAATACTATTTGGAACTCCACCGGTTTGATGGACTCTAATTGCTTTTAAATCATTATAGAGATTGTTTATATCAGTAGCAGTTACTCTTAAATTACTGTTAACTTGTAAACTAGATACGTTTTGCCCGTAACCTTGTGTTCCAGATCCATTACCTAGAACTGAGGCTACTCTACCTTGCGCATTGTTATATCTCGCCGCGGTAATTATATCGTTAACTGCCATTTGCCTTCCTCTTATTATATACGTGTATAATACAGTGTATTTATACTTTTAAAACACACTCGATTAATTTCTCTGAATCATCGGTGCTAGATTCTAATGCAACTCCAACTAAACCATTACTTGCAATAGTACTAGCAACTCCGTCTTGCCACGCATATACAGGTTGACCTTTTGACACCGGACCTTGTACTCTTA